ATGGTTAATAAGAATACTAATAAAGATATCGTTTATTTTCTCTTTCCAAGTGTCATTGCATTGTCATTGACGCTGTCCTTTTCATCATATAGCGCAAACCGATTTAATCCTGCATTTTTGGCTGACTCTCCTGATGCCGTCACCGATTTAAGTTATTTTGAAGCAGGCAACCGCATTAAACCCGGTGATTATCTTCTTGATATTGTTTTTAATCATGAGTATCTGCGTAGTGAAAATATTCATTTTATTAGTCAAGATAACCATGTTATTCCTTGTTTAAATCGAGATTATTATCAATCACTCGGGATCAATATTAAACTATTTGCTGATTTTGAAAAATTCTCGGCAAATGAATGTATTGATATTGAAAAAATCATTCCAGATTCTGTTGTTAATTATGATATTGAGAAACAAGCTTTAAATATTCAAGTCCCTCAAGCCGCGTTAGATCTGAAAGCGCGCGGTTATATTCCACCAGAAAAATGGGATAACGGTATAACAGCAGGTATTTTAAACTACACCTTTAGTGGCGCTAATAGCTGGGGAAATTCTCATAATAATAGCTACTACTTAAATCTACGTAGTGGGATCAATATTGGTGCTTGGCGATTACGCGATTATTCCACTTGGAATTCGTCAAACGGGAAAAACCAATGGAACCATATCAATACCTATCTGCAACGCAATATTGTGTCATTAGGAAGCCAATTACAAATTGGTGATAGTTATACCTCATCAACACTTTTTGACAGTGTTAATTTCCGAGGTATTTCATTAGAAAGTGACGACACTATGCTACCTGATAGCCAAAGAGGATTTGCACCTGTAGTCAGAGGTATTGCTAAAGGCAATGCTAAAGTGGTGATCCGCCAAAACGGTTATGTGATTTATCAAGCCTTTGTTTCTCCGGGTGCTTTTGAAATCCGTGATCTCTATCCAACGTCAAATAGTGGCGACCTCTATGTCACCATTGAAGAAAATGATGGTAGCAAACACAGCTATGTTGTGCCTTATTCTGCTGTACCTATTTTACAGCGAGAAGGCCAAAAACAGTTTGTCATCCAAGCCGGTGAAATACGCCAAAATAACCAACATAAAAAACCTCGCTTTATACAAGGTCATCTTATTTATGGCTTACCCTATGACACCACTGTCTATGGCGGTGCATTAGCAACAAAAGATTACCAATCGATTGACCACCGGTTAAAGCCCTGTAGAGACAAAAAATTTTAGCTGTTAAATCATCATATTAAACCACTTATTAGCAAGTGGTTTTTTGTATCTAATGGCAATTGCCCCCTTTTTGTCCCCTGATATTTTTTTACTGCCCTAATTTTTTTCGTGGCATGTTACGACGACTTTTATTTTCTCAAAGTATGTCATGCTAATTTTCCCCAATATATTTGTAATTCATTTCAGTTTCAAAAATCTATAACTCACTGAAAAACAAACATTCTCTAAATTGCTCTCACGTAAAATATGGATCATCAACCCCACGTAAAGTATGAAATTTCTTTTATTATCAATGCATTGAATTTTTATCGCGATCCTTTCTCTACCTCTCAAACTGAAATAACCTGAAATCTTTTACAATCATTTCAGTTTGACGCTTACGCAAAGAACCCAATCTCCGCGCGCCCTCGTGATATGTTTTGTAAAAAATTCAAACTGAAATATTTTTTTGATCCAAATTGTGCAGGCGGGTGCGGATTAGTGCGTTTTACGTGGCGAATGATTTTATTTCGTGGGTATTGCGCGCGCTGAGCCACGCGCTATCGATGCGATCCATTTTTAGCTAATGCAGATGTATTGTGAATATTGAACGCCTTAGCGTGGCGTAGAAGTGGTTATATTGAGGGTACAAAAAAGCCCGCAAGCGCGGGCAAGGATGGTAACGGTTTTATCAGCCGATAACGGGTGAATATTTCTGTTTAAGTCCTGCTGATTTGGTGCCTGTGTTGCTAATGGCTGAGGCATTTAACGGGCCGCCCGTGTTATTATGAGTATGACTTGCAGTGAGTGCAGCTAACTCATTCACCACATCTAAGGTATCTAACATGCATTGCATCACATTCAATTGTTCATTACCTAAATAAACAACCGGTGCCGTGATTTTTTGCATCGCGCCAGCGATACTGGAACGCACTGCCCCGATTTTTTCCTCTAACTGTTGGCCGACATCAACCGTCATATTTTTACCAACTGCCACAACCTTATTGGCTTGCGTTGCTTGGCTAAAGTCACCCTCTGCAATTTGCATTATGGCACCTGCCATTAACGTGCTTGTGCCTATCACGGTAGTTTTATCGGTGGCTTGTACGGTGGTTTCTCTGGCGATAACCGTGCGATTTTCTGTGTCGGTTTTAACTTCACGGTGCATCGATTCTTCAATGATTTTTTGGTCAGTTTGACGATGCCATGTGCCGTCTTGTGTTACCCGTTGTGATACCTCTTGGCGTTGCTGTTGCAATTGTTCGCCTGGCTTGATGTCGGGCAAGGTATTGCCATGACTTAACACTTGGCGAATAAAGGGCTTATCTGCACGGCCATTTTCAAATGCAATTTCAACCATTGAACCTACAGGCGGATATTGAAACATCCCCGACTCATTGCCTGCCATGGGTAATGGTAACGGCACCGCGTGATAAACGGGTGCCACATCATTGCCATCAGCATCAACCATTTGCACGTCAACGGCGTATTTGGGTCTGAATGGGTCTGAAATATCCCCTGCCGAGGTATTTTCTGTCGGTGCTTCAACACGGGCAAATTTCGGTAAGTGCAACCCTGCCGAAAGTTCAGGATACGCATTATCAATTTGTTGTTGGGCTATGGTGCGGTTTTCAGCTCGTCCTGTAATCACATCAGGGCTAATCCATGTTAACGTCATATTGTCGTTATCCAGCGCCACACGCTCTAGGCGTTTATCATTCACTTTCACACCAGGGCGTAAACTTTGCACCATCGGAATGGTCATTTGATTACCGGCACGTTGTTCAGAAGAGAATTGATTGTCTATTTCGACCTCTTTATCTTTCCAAAATGAATCCGCCCAACTTCCCACGAATACGTCACCATCGGGCGTTTGATACCACACATAATCGGGAATATTGAATACTTTTCCTAGGCTATTTAATAATTGATAGCCCGTGCCATTATGGGTGTAGTGTGGGATTGGTGTATTCACATATTCGGCATCCGGTAACACAAAATGTAATCCGCTGTGCTCTTTTAGATAATCGGTGATCTGTTTTAAGGTAGGATGCTGAAAAGAGCACGGCCACATTCTGTCGAATACACCAACTAACTCCCGCACAAACAATTTTTGAAAACCGTTTTGTGACGGTTGCGAACGTTCTACGTAACCCGTGAAATATCGTAATAGTAAATCAGTGTAGCCAATATCAAGGCGCACCAATTTACCCGTGTAATCGGTATCGGTTTTAGCCGTAATAAAGCCACGGCCACATTGCGATAATTCCAGCACCATTTTAACGTCGACAAGGTGCGTTTCATCACCGGATAAATAAAGTCGATTAATGGGTTTCATCACTTCCCCCTAATGCCTCGTTTAACGGTTTTAATACCCTGCGTTCAAACCAATTTAATTTTTGTTCTTGCTCTGCCGTTCCCTCACCCTTAGCGTTCGGTTTATTACCCATATTTTGTGTTTTGGCTTTAACTTGCCCTGCTGAACGACTTTCGCGTTTTTCGGGTACGGATAAATGCTCACGTAAAGTAAAGGTGACTTGCCAGGCTTGTTTACCGTCCATCTTTGACGCATCAATGCCATTGGTGAATGTGCCAAGACGAAAATTAATCGCGCTGGCCATACGGTTGGCCACACGATAACGTTTTAGTAATCCATTTTCTTTGGCTTCAGCTAACGCAAATAAACGGGTTAGCGTTTTTTCTTCGGTGAAAGGAATAGTGCCCGTAATGCGGAGTTCTTTAGGCTTAATGCCCTGCTCACTATTGACGGTGCTTGAGGACTGTCCTGATTGGTCTTTGTCCTGATACATCATCGAGGGTGTGACGGTCAGGTTTTTTAATAAAATGGCTTCACCGTCCAACGCCAACGTAATGATTTGGCTGATTTTCGGTGTGTTATTTTCGTAAAGTGGTGTCTGTGTCATGCATCATTCCTTTGATTGCATCAATATCGCCCGCAAAAAGCGTAGCCAAGGTGTAAACCGCATCTTGTTCAGGGATTTCTTTTTTCATTTTATCGGCTAATTCCGCGCCGTTACCTTTTCCCTGGAACACCCAAACCGTGGTTGATTTTCCCAGTAATCCCGTCAATGAATCGGCCATGCCTTGCAAGATATTCTTTCGACTTTCAGCAAATCCTTTTACGCTAGAAAGTAACCCAGCAACACTTGCCCCGCTTGAGACTTCACTTTTTGCTTTCTCAATTAATCCCGCATTAATCACTGCACGGCTATTATTGGTTGATAATGTTTGCGGGCCTGGAATACCGGCTATCGTTTTAGCCGGTATCTGCATTTTGGTAATATTTAGGCTTTCGGCGGTTTTGGCCATACGTTCAACTTGGCTAAACACAGGTAAAGGCAACACCCCCGAAAAGCCTTGAATTGCATTGATAAACTCGTCATGGGTACGGGCACAAATCATCGTCACCACAATATCAACCTCACCCGCCCCCTGAATTTTATTCGCAATATAATTAATCGCATTGGTGGGGCTTAAATAACTGCCTGTGGCAGTATTTTGTCCGACACCATAAATAAACGGGTGAACGGGTAATAATGAACAGGTAATGCCCGTTAAATCGCCCGAAAGCGCGAATCGCTTACGTTGCCATTTCATTGTGGTTTCTCCGGCCATTCGATATCTGGCGCCGTTGAAATATCAACACGATTTAACAGAACTCGGTATTTTTTCCATTTTTGCAGTGCTGTAGCCTCTTCTTCTGTGGCTAAGTCAACATCAACAGCTTCTTGCAAATAAGTGATTATGTTATCTGCTTCATCTAAGCGTTGTGACTTCTCCTGCTTAATCTGTGTAATGAGTGCCGCTTTTTGGGCTTCTGTGTCAACAATCCAGTTCTTACCATCCCATTTATCAAACTCACTATTCGGTTTTAACAATGTGAGAGATTCAGGCAATGGCCCCATAAAATCAATGATGATAGGTTGCTTTGTTTGCGTATTGTAGGCGGTTAAACCTCGGCAATCGTCAACAATCTCCCATGCACTACCATCTTCTCTACGTCTAACGGCTTGATTTTCTTTTTGGGGTAATGGTGGTTCATCTAAATAAGCCCCCGCAGATAATGAAACATCAAACATGACATTTTCCATGGTTGCGCCCATATATTCATGCGTAATTGGATGAGCTAAATAACACTTAACCCAACCTGCGATTTCTGCCAAACCATTATCACCGATTTTTCCTTTCTGGATATCTAAACTATATTTGCTCATTATGCTGCTCTCACTATATATAAAAAGGCAATATTACGTGGGCGAGTCTCATTTCCATTAGCGCCTTCTATTTGCTGGTGAACTCCATAACCACCGTCATTATCAGTACCTGTAATACCGATATAATTAATTGCTTTATGCCATTTATTTGATTCCGATGAACTCAATCCACCAAAAATATTACTGGATAACAAGCTATTACCTTTTTGAACTGATAATACCGAACGCCCCGCATCAATACCGCGCCCGCTGTCCAAACCACGAATAAACTCACCGCGCAAATCAGGTAGTTTTCCTGATGGATAAGCAACGGCAAGTTTTGGGTATGTTGATTTATTAAATGTTTGACCATTACAGATTAGATAACCAGAGGGTGCTGTAGCTAATGACCACGGAATAGGGGAACCAACAGGGATATTATTAACATCTTCGAGATCACCCAATAGTGCTAAGGTACCACTTTTATTTCTACAAGTAATATTTGTTGCCCCTGATTTTGGCGATATGTGGGTAATAGTAAGCTCATCACTTTTATGTTCTAAATAGGAACGTTCTCCATACTGCGAGCCTGTAATGAAAGTGGGTGCATATATATCACTTGCAATAAATTGTTTTGATGATGTTTTTAAATTTAGGCACTCTTTTAACTTAGCATCTACCTGTGATTGTGAATAAACACCTGACATTCTGTCAAAATGCACAGTGCCTCTTGTCATAAATCCACGTTTATCAAACCCCCAGACTGTTGCTTGAGTATCCCTGTCATACCCTCCTGTTGTTCCATTATCATTAACAAAAATAAGGATTTTATTGTTTGGTGATATGATTTTTGACTCCTCACCCGAAGAGTATACAAAGGGTAATTTCGGAGAATATTTATTATCAGATTCTGATTTTGTATAGCAATCCCCTTTTAGCGCGACGTTAACACTATTCACTCGAATAGCTGTAGCACTAATTTCATTAAATGAAGGACTGTCATCTCGTTTATAATAAATATTATCAACCCATGTTTTTAATGCATAATCACCTTTAGGTTGTTTATTCCCTAGCTCTTTAGTCACCAAATCTAAACTAGGTACTTTATTTACATCATTACCAAGTTGCTGTGAGAGACTTGCTTTATCTATTTTTTTATTGATTTCTAAATTAAATGTCGCAGTAGTGACATAATTACCAGCGGGTTGATAATTGCCTTTGGGTTGATAGTTTTCTAATTCTTTTTTAGCGCCGTAAGGAGTTAATGCGGTATTTTCACTGTCACCCACCTGATTATTTAACTTTGTAAAGCCTTTTACTGTTGTTGTCGCATCGGGATGATTCCGTGATTGTTCATGCTTTTTCAATGCATCTTCAAAGTATTGTGCATCTAGCGTACCTTTAGGGCGTAAGTCCGTGATAACACCCGTTACCGAAATAGACGCTACCGCAAACACAAAATGCGCAAAACCTGCATTATCGGTATAGTTTTTCAAATCAGGTTTTACAGTGATCGCAATATGCACACCCCAATCACTTGTGATATTTCCCTGGTAACTCACATCAACCCAAACTTTTGTCGTTTGATTCGTTACCGTGATATTTTTATTTTCTGCAAGCTCGGCGCGCAAGCCTTCGATATACCCTAATCCCTTTGTGATATAAAATTGATTACCCGCCTTGGCAACTAAAAAACCATTATTAAAAAATGATGCCACACCGTACTTATCACGATTAATCAGGCGTTGCATTTCATCAATTCCTGACAAACGTGCCGTGAAATCAATCTGCCACATTTCGGCGGGTGTCGTAATCGCGGTTTCTTTGCTTGCTCCTAAATACTCCAGTAAAAAAGAACGGGTTAACACGTTACCCTGTTGTCCCGCTTGTGTTTTTATTTTGCGTTGAGTAGGCGCATGTACAATCATCGCTACCGTGCCTGATTGTTTGTTTAATAAACCAATCCAGTTAAAATCAAAATCACCAATTTCGGCACCGATAGTGACCGAATAGGCCACGGCATTTTGATTGACGACGCCCGTTTTATTCACCGCTTGTCGATGCATAATATATTTTGCGTCAGGCAAACCCTCGTTACGGTCAATGGGTTTAGATGGATCCAAGTTCGGCACATTTGCTAACACGAATTCGTCTAAAATAACGGGTTGCTGTGCTTCGGTGGCACTGGCTTTCCAGCGCTCAAACGCCAATGTAATTGCAGATTGTGACATGTTATCTCCTTATAACAGTGATGCGCTGTATGTCTGATATTCGCAATCAGCCCACCCAAAACGCATAAATAATTTATTTGATACCATAACTTCAAAGCGATAACGTCGGCACGTTCGCCCGTACTGCCTAACGATTTGCATTAATAAATCGGGATTATTCGCAATTTGACCATCGGTTAGTCGTAATATAATGACATCCCAGTCAATATCAGGCTGACGCTCTAACAGCTCGACATAGCCCACGCCTAAGCGCTCAAAAATGGCAATAAAACCACTGACCGACCCCGCATCACGGGCATTAATAAAGGCAAATTTTACCCGCTTGCGAAATAAATCTAATGGCTCCCCTTTAAAACGGTGAATATCACGCTGATAGGCCAGCACTGATAACAATTCTTCTGAGCAGGTTTCTGCGTCCAATTGTTTGAGTGGCCATAACATCCAGTCATAAACACCCGACCAAAATTTACGCACCGCATTTAACAGTTTTGCGGGTTCGCCTTTGTTCATCCATGACGGCAAATTTAAGCCTTTTAATCGTTCCTTGAAATCAGGCATCTTGTAGCTCCACAGACAGCGATTTTAAACGGGGCACACTCAATTCACTGATGATATCCGTTTGATTAAATTGCAGGGAATCAACCAAGGAAAAATGGCGGTGAATTTCACGCCCTAGATTAGAAAATGAAAAACGCGAGTAAGGCCATGTTTTTTTCACATCATAACTGGTGTTTTCACGAAACGCACAACGCACTAAATTTTCAATGTCTTGCCGTAATTTGACTTGCTCGTTATCGGTTAAATTAGCGAGATTTTGCACAAATACCGTTAACTTAATGGCATGGTGTGTTTCAGGCATGGGCATGCACTGCATATCATCACCGTGCCCGTGATGCCCTTGTGTGTTGACATAATCGTTAACTTTGTCGATAAACGGCTGACTAATGACGCCACTGTCTAACAATAAATAAGCATTGGCGGTACCCGCGCCTCGAGGCGCATCATGCAAAAAGAAAATGCGGTCAATACTCAAACCGACGACACTGGCAATCATGCCTTGATATACCGCGTCAGTGTGGTAGTTCCCCACTAAATTATATTGATTACGGCAACGGTCACGTAAATCATCATCGCTCTCTTTATCCGCACCTGGCACCAATAACCAATTTTCCTCGTTTTGCGCCCGTTCAATGCCTGGGACGGCAACGGGAAGAATACGAAAATAGCCTGGTGCAAGATTAAAGGCTCCGCCGGCGTCACTGGCATCAACCGTAATCAGGGCAGACTCTTTTTCAATCGTCACGGTTTCCGTGGTCACCACACTGTAAATCTGCCCATTAATGCGCTCTGTCTGCACGATAGTACCCGCTGGCACCGTAACACTATTTTGCCCCGCGATTCGGTAAAAACGCACTTGTCCTTTGGCTTTGGTGGCGGGCTTACGTTGCAGGTTAACGCCCCAGGCAAACATTTCTAGCCATGAACCCGATGCAGTAGCCAGATACATATTGGTGAACACCAAATTAATCAAGACATCTTTGAGCCACTGAACGGGCGTGGTGACAAGAGTATTAATCAAGCGCCAAAACGGTGACATATTGGACGTATTGGTGATTAAGCCTTCTTCTTTCACAATGTTGTTAAATTGCTGATTAATTTCATCGGCAGTAATCGGCATGCCGTTGTCTTTTAATGCCGACTCGTAGTCAATTTGTGGACGCTGTTTATTCGCCATAATTCACCCCGACATTAATACGGCCAAAATCATAGGTGTCTGCGGTCACCCATAATTTTTTTACGTTTTCTTCATCAACAATAATGGTGCCTGGAATGAGTCGCTCATCATCTTCAACCAGTAACACAATCTGCATACGAATATCAGCGCGCAAGGTTGGGCTACGTTCTGCCACTAATTGGGTGGCTAAACCACTCTCAATAATCGCATGCGCAATATCTTGCGTAATACTTTGGCGGTTATTACACAATATCGGCTCAAAGCCCGCATTGAGCGTGAAATCACGCTCTGTTATCAGTAAATCAATATATTTCGCCTGTTCCATGGCATTATCCTTAATTCAATGCGCCCCACTCTTCCAAATCCGCAGGTGACATCACATTGCCGTTATTAATCGTGATATTTCCATATTGCCTGCGGTTATCAACGCTGGTTTGATTGTTATTGATCTCTTTACTCAAACCACCTTTGTTAATGCCTTTTAACTCATTCCCTGTTAACAATGACGGCTGATAATCAAAACGGCGGTTTGGTTGGTTTTGATTAATGGCATTCAAATCAGCTTGAACCGGCACACTGGGTAACGCCGAATTAACGACGGCGGTTTCAGTTTCTTTTAAATCGATATTGACGCCAGGCAGATAATTTAATTTGCTGGCCACTGCATTAAACACACCGTTAAAGCTGTCACTTAACCATTTCCACAGCCCATCAAAAACACCTTTAATCGAATCTGAAATACCGTTAAAGGTGTCACTAATAGAGAAATTTTCAAACCAGCCACACAGTGCATCCCAACCGCCTGCAACCCCATTCCATAAATTGGCAAACAGTTGTGATACCGTATTATAAATCTCAATAAAGGCTTGCACAGGTGACAGTGAGAAAAACCACTGGCACACTGCATCCCAACCTTTGGCAATACCTGCATACATCAAATTCGTGATACGGGTAATGGATTTCCAAAAGCTGGCAAACACTCTGACAGGGGAGATGCGTTCTAAAAATTGAACAGTAGCCCCCCATGCAATCATGATATTGTTTTTTAGGTCATTCCATGTTTGAGAAATCCATTTCGATGCATTAATAAACGCTGTCACAATCCAGCCCACAGCTTTAATGACCATTCGAAATGGTAACGTTAATAACTCGATAGCCTTCGCGACACTCTTACCAAATATTTTCCCCGCATTTGTCGTTTGGTTGAGCGCATCTTCTGAAAATTCAATCGGTGTGAGTAAATCTGTAAACCAATTGAACACACTTTTTACCGCTTTCCACACCACACCCAACGCGTTGCCAATATCGTCAAACATGGAACCGACGGGCGACATAGAGTCAAAGGCCTCTAAAAACCCTTGCACAAATCCTTTAAAAAATGCTTTGATGGGTTGCCAAAATTTCACAACAGCGATCGCAATTAAGGCAAACAAGCCGATTAATAATAAAACAGGCCATGTAATAGAGGTAAATCCTAATGCTGTGGCAAACGAGGCCATTTTGGTGATGTTTAAAAATCTCGTTAATTTGGCGAGGGAACCACTAAAAAATCCTGTGGCTTTTGTCACTAAATCGTATTTGCCTTTCATCAAGGACAATAACACTCCGCCCGTTTTCCACAACGGCAAAATACCGACCCATAGCAATCGACCAACCCCCAATACGATATTGGCCATCGCCCCCATGGCCGTAAATGCAATAAACCCCACCACCACATAACCAATAGCACGGGCAATATTGGGGAATAGCTTCAACCAACGCACGAGCATTTTCCCCATATCAGCAATTTTATTCACCAGGGGCACAATCACGGGTAACAGTGTCATACCCACGGCAATGCGGATAGACTCCCAAATCGACAATAACCGCTCCCACGGATTAGCCAACATACTGGCCATTTCTGTGGCACGTTTCATGCCATCATCACCGCCTAATGCGGTAATATTTTTACGTAATACCTCGACGTTATTAAACAGTGATTTCACGACAATAGCGGAATCGCCAAAGGCGTCCTCAATTTCTTTTTGAGCCTTTAAATTACCTGCAATGGACTTGCCATATTTTCCTTGTAACTTTTCCAGCATTTCGGGCATGGTCAGCATTTGCCCTGACGCATTAACAAACGATAGACCGAGTTTTTTCGCCCCGTCCGTTGCCCCTGACAGAAACGACTCATACGCGCTACTGGATTCTGTGCCTAATGAACGTTGCAACTCGCCTAATACGGCTAACTGTTCATCAATACCGACACCAAATTGCGTACCTGCAGAACGCGCCCCTTCCATCAAATCAGTAATTTCAGCCATCGACGTGCCGAAGGTTTGCGACATAATAACGGCTTTGCCTGCCAGCTCTTCCGCGAACGTCACTTTGCCCACGCTGTCGGCATAGCCTTGAAACTGAGAAAACATTTTGCCCATATAGGCATTGGATTCTTCAGCCGTAGTTTTTAGTGCTGATGCCGTAATGTTGCTGATTTTGGTTAGCTGCGGGAGTTCATTATCTGAAATGCCACTAATGGCCTTTCTGATAGAGAGAGAGGACTCAACGAATTGCACTGCCGATTTACCGTATTGCGCACTGAAAGTGAGTGCTTCATCGGTGATTTTTTTCATTGCACCATCATCAACACCCGTGACTTTCGCCATATCAAGGGCATCTTGAATCGCTAACGCGGGATCTAAGACGTTTTTTAACGCAAAGACGGAGCCAGCCAAGCCCGCCCCGCCGACCGCGATATTTTTAAACGCCTGTTGTGAGGTTTCAGCAAATTGAGTCACACCTGCTTGCACGGCCTTCAAGGGCTGAGTGACTTTATCAATCATGCTGAGTGTAAAATCTAATGTACTCATCATTCACCCTTGAAAGCTAATGCAATGCCATTTGCGACCGCGATGCGGTGATTTTCTGTGAAGTGATTATCTAGCCAAATTGCGCGGGCGAAACTGTCGATATCATCCTGCTCATGAGGGAGATAGTGCCGTCGTAACGTCATGTATTGTTCGAGGGCACTGCGTTCCACAGCATCGACTCGCGCCGTTAGTTTTTTAGTTCAATATCCAGTTTTGGCGCATATTCTGAGTTTACTTTTTCCAGTAACTGCATTGCCGAACCAGGGATATTTAAAATCTCTGTTAAGGCTTCTTTGCTTTCAGGGGCAATAATTCGGCGCAAATAGGTAACAGTAGGCGCCACTTTATCGTCGGCAGAAATCGCATTTAACCAGCCATTGTACGCGGTCATATTGGGTTCAAAAACCAGCTCTTTGCCCATCACGACTAAAGTAATTGTGTTTTTCTTGGTACTCATTTTTCCATCCTTTGACGAATTTCGTCCGTTAATTGGTTGTGCCTCACAGCACATTTTCCGTAAATTTCAACATATTCTAATAATGCAGTGGCTAAATCCGCCCCAGTATTACTGTTTAACTTTGGTAATGTTGTCGGGCATTTTGTCAGTAGATTTTCCTGATAGGGTACGTTCGGCACTGTCGATTGCTTCGTTGTACATCCTGACAAAATCATCACTAACACAAAGGTTAGTGAACACAGGCTTAATAATTTCGGTGCGTATTTCAGGCGGTTGCACATTGGCGAGTTCCTCTAATTTATTTTCTAACGTCCTGGCTGATTGACTCGCTAAATCTTGTTGAGCCTTTAAACTGGCGTTATTGATTTCATTCGCTGTTTTTAGTGCGACCAACTCAAGGCTGTCTTGATGCCAACCTTTAACCAGCCAGCCCGCCGAAAAAGCCAGAATAAACGCAAAGAAGATCGCCGTTGCTTGTTTCATTATTTCACACCGTTGTGCTCTAATGAGTAGTGATTACCGTCATTGAAACGACCGCCCCACGTACCGCCAATGGATTCCCAATATTCGCCAAGGGGCTGATGGTCAGTTGTCTTTGTGAGATAAACACCATTTTTAAACAGGTTGAAATCCACGGCTAATCGCTGAGTATGTAAGCTGTTTTTAATACCAATGCCTGATTTAGCATTTAACTTTGCTTGTTCTGGTGTGCGATACGCTTCTGAGAATGTCAGCTCATAGCCGTTGTCATAAGCAAAGATAATCAAGTCTGCAATCATGCGCGTAAACTTGCGTTGTTTTTCACCGAGTGTCATTTTTTTAACTTCCCTGTCAGTAAATCACTGCCTCGTTTTTTCAGCCACAATTCCACTAACTGAAAGCCTGCAATGCCTAATGCTGAACCTAACCCCGTAATCGCTAAAGGAGAAATACCAGGGATCCAAATCAGTAATGCTCCCGCCATTAATGACACCGCTGAACCTAAAATAACGCGCCCAATAAAAAGACGTAGTGTAATAGGTTCACTCCCTGACATCATTTTACCAATAGCTATTAATGCCCCTAAGATAATCAGTGAAATCAGTGTTTTATTATGTTCTTCCATGAACATGTCCTTTATTACAGTTTGTCTGTTAATTCAGACTCTAAGTATGGAATACCGTTAATACGCACAAAGTCCGGTGAGGTGACAATAAATTTAATTTTATGCGTCATCACAGCACCGCCTTTCGGGTCAACGTCTAAAATATCAGTGACGTTTAATTTACAGCCGAAAGACTCAACCTTAAGTTCCTCCGTCCCCGCTTTCGCGTACCACATCAAATCGACTAAAGGAATGGCACGCCAAGAGCCAGCACTACGGGCTTTAGCGGTAATGACGTTGAGATATTTAGTGGATAATTCCAGCTCCCCCTCTGCCGACACATCCCCATTCACATAACCATCAGGCACGCCATTCGTTTGAGCAACGCCCGTATTATCTGTAATCGATAGACTGACTTTCTCAACATGGACTAAATCACCGTCGATATTAAAATCAATCGACTGCCCCGAAATCCGTTTTCCGCTCATTATTCATTCTCCAATGACGTGTCTAACAGGATGCCAATGGTGATCCCTTTCGGGCATTCATAAGTTCGCACCGTGATATACACTTCAACGTTATTTTTATTTTTCCATGTAATGACCACATCACCCTCTTTTGGCGGTTTTGCTTCACCAGGGAAACTCACCCCGTTAATTTGCGTACTACGTGACATTTCACGTAATACTTTGGCAAAGTAGGCTTGATGGGCTTCAATACTTGACGGGGTGCTGTTTAAACTGCGGTCGGCAATTTTAGCAATGGCACGAATACGCACTGTGCGCGCGACTTTATCAACAACACGCAAGTTTTCGATTGACTGATAATCACCACCTTCAACGTCTAATGTGCGACCGTCAGACCAATAAATGCCGTCATAGTCTGGATACCACATAGGCACACTAAAACGCTGTTTTTCCAATGCTTGCAGTGTTGCTAAATCAAGACTTTTACCCGTACCGTCGAGCGGTAAATACGCACTACCTAAATCGGTTAATGCGCCTGTTTTGACACGTGCGGGGCTATCAGCAATGGTCACTGCACGGTTACATAATCGCCCTGCTAATGCTCCCGCTTCATTACCCCATAACATTGGTACTAATTGTATAGAGGGTTCCGCTTCCCCTTTTGATAAAGCAGACAAGCGTTCAACATAGCCTGACCACGTTTCATCGTCTTGCGTTGCACCGACACCCAAAATGGCAAACAGCCAGCGCCCATGTTTAGCAATTAAATCCGAGCGTAAGGATTTAGCCGATTGAATAACCGCTTTCGTCGCATCACCCACTAATACGTAGCCTTCACAACTGGCGACCGCTTGTGCATCCATCACCGCGTCAACAAATGCCAATTCTTCGGCATCTTCTGCTAATACATGCACATAACCTGACCAGTTTTGACCTGCGTTACGCATAGCCGATAACACGTTACTTTTTAACGGGCTATCTGGCGTTCCTAACACCTCATCGAAATCGGTTTGCGTATTGACCGCAATAGTTTTACCAATATTGGTTTTTCCTTTACCAATAAACAGCAAAATGCGTTCAATTTCCTTTGTTTCGCCTTGCAGTTGGTTATGTTGATTAACCTGAACAGTTGGCCACATAGTAAATTCCTTTTTTATGCACCGTAGCCGATGCCTTGAAGTTGTCTCTCTAACGCTTTGATAAAATCTTCATCACTGATGCCTAAAAACTCACGACTGGGGATATCTACCTCCCAACTGGTTTTTTTAGGTTTATTTTGTAAAAGACGAATTAATAACCCCGCCTGAAAAAAACGCATCTTTCCCGCAATCTCTTTTAAAGGAGGCTTTACCCAACGCTTCCCTTTTTTGACTTTATAGCCCAATGCCCGTAATTTTTTGGCTTGTTTCGGTGTTGCGGTAGGTTCTGGCTTCTTCTCACTCGTTGCTTTTCGGATATTATTATCGTTGGCATTTTTACGGCTAATTTTTGCTGTCATACCATATTGCTGGCTATATCCCACGACACCAGCACCCACAGGTTTACTGCCATTGCGATAATTTCCGCCCCCGAGATAAATGCGGACTATGCCTTTTTCGGGAATTTCACGAATTTTTAATAGCTTAGGCATTTTACGGAGCATCTTTTTTTTGTAGTTACCGTGTCGCCCTTGCCATGCCTCACCATCAGGTGTCTGCTGATTTTTTACCGCGCGTTTTGAAGCAACAATCACACCATATTTCGCAATTCGCCAAAGTAACCGCTGGCGTTTTTTCGGCGGTAATTCCAACTTTTTAAGCTGTTCTCGTAGCTTTTTTAATTGTTTTTCGTTTAATTGCCCTTGAATGCTCATTTCACACCACGGGGGATCACATCAATATTTTCAGCAAATAACACTTCAGGATTGGCTAATGACCAACGTTTACCGTCAAAGGGCACAAGGCCTTTCTCATCTTCTTTTAACACAATGGAATCACTTAATTTAAGGGTCACTACAACCATCGCGATATCATCGTCAATCACATCAACATCAATAGTCGGTGGTTCATCATCGAAATCAGGTTCGGTAAAATCCGTTTCTAAATCTTGATACCATGCCTCAATTAATACGGGAATATAACGTGTATCAATTTCACGATAAGGCCAACGCCCCCACGCAATTACCGCATCATATTCTTGCGTTAAAATTTGATATTGTTTTTCGCCTAAATCATTGTGAGCGCGTTTAAATGTAATATCATCCATCTCACTACTAAATTCGGTTGCAAATACGGGTTCAGGCAAATTTGCACGTAAGAACGCCGTCAATTTTTGTAGTCGGGTCATATCATTTTTACCGTAATGCGAGGCAACTGTTTCATATTGCGAATAACAAAAGTTGATTCTGCTAATAACCGTGACCGTAATTCGTCGCTTTCTTGCTGTGGATTGGGCGCTCGACTGACAATCGACAAATATTCACCCAATAAATCCGCTTTTGCCCTGGCATACACCGCTTTTTTATATTGCGCACAAAGGGCATTCACCCCTTTTATTTTTGCGCCTGGGGCGTCTTTTGCCTGATTAACACCTTTTGATAGCCAATAACTTTTTACGTCTTTTAATTCAGAATTAATTTCTGTGACCGTGGTTAATAATGCATCAGCAATAAAATCAGCATCGATATTGGCGGGAATAGCGCGACTTTTTTGAAAATCACCTAAATTTAAATCAGGCCAAAATTCATCATTTGTCAGTTCTTCATTTTTATAGGTAATGCCATCGCCATTTAACATATTATTCGTCCTATGTTACTTACTGGCTAAAAATTAATTTCAATAACAAAATAATAATTTTTAGTGAAATAACCGTTCCCCAATTAATTGGTACTGATAAATTAATATCTGCTGATCCACAAAACCAATTCCAAATTAATAACAAAAACCATGCATCTATTAGCACTAAGCAGATAATTATCGGAATTATTACAATGAGTAAGATAATATTTACAATTAATTCCATTTAATAATCTCTGCATATTTAAATAAAAAACGGGCGAACAGGTTTCCACGACCAATAACAATCAAATTGTTTTGTCTCCACCCTGCCCGTTTTGGCTTGCGGTAGTCTTTACTCTTGCTCTAATGCCCGTAATCGTGAAGCGATACGTAAACGATGCGTTTTAACCCCACTTTTCGGGTTTAATTGATGCGCCCTGGCAAGATAAGCATCGGCTTGATTCAGTGTATCGATACAATCAATCGCGCTAGCTCTTACATCGCCCACATCGCCTTTTAATAACTCTAAGGCGTGGAATTTAAACCACTTCGCCTGTATTTTTTCGTGAACTCGCCAAATTTCTGTGACATTCTTAAATGTCCTTGAAAAATAAGGTTCAATGGGGTTTCCTGCTTCCGCTTCTAACTGTGCCCATGCGAGTATTGTGTCAGCCACAAAAGCAGGGAAACCACTTTTAAAATTGTCAGGGGTGCGCTGTCCTTGCGCTATGGCAATATCTGCCCAGTCCAGTCCTTTATCGAACTCCCCCACATCAAATAGCCAAATGACGCAATACACAAAAATCGGGTTTTGATACACCTCGCCTTCATCTAAATAGCGTTGTGCCGTCGGTAGATACATAGGCAATAATTCGTCTCGTTTCATTGCCACACGTTCATACGTTTGATTCAGTGCTCGCAGTCGTTTGACATCCCGCTCAATGGCACGCGCTTGAAGATGCATACTTTCACCGTCAGCAATAGCAATAGCCTGTCGCTGTTCGAGCTTTTGTTGCATTTCAATTTTTTGCCTATGTCTTTGAGCAGGTGATAGCATGACGCTTAACCTTCTACTTTTTCAGTTGGTTCAGTTACTTTACCGATGGTGACAGCAGACTCATCAATAGCTGCATAAAGTTCTGGCTGTTCAAGGGCGTAACCTTCATTACGTAAATATTTATTTTCGTACTGCTTGCGGTCTTCAACAAATTCTGCTTTACGCTGGCGTGTATTACGTTGAGTATAAATATGTAGATTTGTTGGAATAGTGACCACCATACGCTTGCCTGGCATAAATGGCGGAACCATAGCTGGACGTCCTGCAATTGTAGAGCCTAGCATTTGAGCAGCAATTTTCTCCGTTGGCTTATCAGCACCTTGATATAAGCGATATTGTTCTGCTGAAACTAAATCGGGTCCTACCATCACCACAAGTCGTGGATCATTTCTGAACTGTGGCGGAATGCAGGTATTAATCAAATCTGACGCCATAGCATCTAATGAGCGATAATCGCCATTATCATCTAATGAAATAGCATCTGTCAGAACCTGAGAGCCTCCCTTCCACTCTTTAGCAATTTGATGCCAGCCTTTATTAACATCTTCACCATTAGGGTATTTTTCTGCATTGGTATCTTCAGCAATATGATTACCATTCCAACCAATACGGATCATATCAAGAGCAAATGATTCTTGAATAAAGGCTTGCATACGATTAATAAATTCATTTTCACCGCCCGCATTAGCCCAAACTGATAACATCTCCCACGGCATAAACGCCCCAGAATCTGTTTCAACCAATTTGTACTCATTGCCTTCAACACCCACTTTACGACCAAAACGCCCTGTCTTTGAACGTCCAGTAAAAAGACCTGGGTTACCAACTGGAACAACCTGCCCAACTAATTGATCAACGTCAGCCACCGTAATCAATTTCAAAAATTCGGCAGACTCCAATAACGCATCTCGTAGCTGTGTATCTTTAGGGTCTGTCAGTCCGAAATATCGATTAACATTGGCGACACCACAAGATGCTGAAAAAGCCCTTTCATAAGCATCTAAAAGCTCACGAATTCGTTGATTATTTAATGACATCACTTACCCCTTACACTAGGTTAGCAAAGCGTTTTTCTTTACCGCCACGTGGATTTTTCCCAGGGATACGCGATGCCACTGTATCCAACTTGCTAAATTTACCTAAAATGGAAGATAAGTTATCTTTCAATTGTTTAAATTCAGGTGTATCAACAGCATCTTTGATAACTTCCACATCATCTTCAACATCATCTACTTTTTCTGCTGTTGAAATTAGTTGTGTTTCAATTGCGGTAACACGAATTTCAAGTGCAGATAATGCCTCAGCCAGTGCTTGCATTGCATCACTAGCGCCTGTTTCTTCGGGTATATCATCAACACTTGGCTCATCAATATTAAAAAAACTACGCCAGCCCTTTCCCTTAGCCATCTTTTCTTCCTTAAACTGTTTTACTTCATCAAACACTAATGGTTTTAGTGCACCATAACGAAACTTCTTACCGTTTTTATTAAACTGTAATCGGTCAGTGCCAACGCTGGCAGGTGAACACGTTACCCCTAACCCTTCGAGATAGGTTTTCCCTGTCCCCCGAAAATTACCTGTTGGGGTAAATTCCGCTGAGGTAAAGAGCAATTGACCATCGCGATTGGCTTGTAATAAATGCTGATTAGGACGCAATTGCGCATAAAGCTTTAATGTTCCTTCTTCGTCGCGTTCCGCTTTTAGCGCTAACACTTCCCCCATTGAACCAAACCAGCGCTCATGCTCAGGCCAAATGCATGCGGTATATAAATGACGGTCATAGAGTTCTGCAGACTCTAAAATCCAACTTTCCTCAATAATTCGACCATCAACGGTATCGCCCGCAGTCGCAATACAGAGCCAATTTGTCATTAATTGTGACATTACATAGCATCCCCCATCCGTGGGTATTTTTATCAATTCCGTTTGAGGTAACAGTATTGCGAAATTCCATAAAATGGGCGAATGGTTAAATTTGGATATGGCGTATAACCAAATTCCTCCCAACGCCAGATAGAATCTGACTAGGCATAATGTTTTACATTATGGCGAACTCACGATATTCAGATGAATTAATAGGAGTAGCGAAATCGCTGTACCTGCGACGCTATACTCCTGCAGAAATTGCAACCGAACTTAATTTGCCGAATCGGCGGATCGTTTACTACTGGGCTGAAAAAGGAAATTGGCAGGATTTGCTCAGTCATGAATCGGTTTTAGATGCGATTAATCGACGCATTATTTTGCTCAGTGAGCGAAATAATAAGACCGTTTTTGAACAAGAGGAATTAGACCGTTTAATTAACCATCATATCAAATTGATGGCACAACAAAATAAACACGCCGAGAAGCTGGCACAGGCAAAAGCACAAAATCAATCTGGCTATTCAAATGACAATGAGTCTGACGATGGCGAACCAAGGAAGAAAAAACGCTATCGTAAAAATGATATTTCCGAATTAACAGAAGAACAATTTCAGCAATTTGCTGACAATATGCTGTTTGGCTATCAAAAACATTTACGCAATAACATTAAAAAATCTATTCGTAATATATTGAAATCACGCCAAATTGGGGCGACTTGGTATTTTGCATTTGAAGCGCTGGAAAATGCGGTACTCACAGGTGACCCGCAAATTTTCTTATCCGCATCAAAACCGCAAGCTGAGGTTTTCCGCTCCTATATTGTCAATATTGCAGAGCAATTTTTCGGCATCACATTAACAGGTAACCCAATTCGTTTAAGTAACGGGGCAGAACTCCGTTTTCTTTCTACCAATAAAAACACCGCACAAAGTTATTCCGGTCATTTGTACTGTGACGAATATTTTTGGGTACCGAACTTTAAACATTTAAATGAAGTTGCTAGTGCGATGGCGACCCATGATAAATGGCGCACCACCTATTTTTCTACGCCTAGCTCAAAAACCCATCCCGCATACCCGTTCTGGACAGGTGACGAATGGCGCGGAAATGAAAAAGAACGCAAAAATGTTAAATTTCCGACATTTAAAGAGATGCAGGACGGCGGACGAGATTGTCCTGATGGTCAATGGCGTTATGTCATTACGCTGGAAGATGCGATTAAAGGTGGTTTTAACTTAGCATCCATTGATAAGTTGCGTAATCGCTATAACAAAGACACGTTTAATATGTTGTATATGTGTGTCTTTGTCGATAGTGGCGCATCTGTCTTTAAATATAACGATTTAGAAAAATGTTGGGTTGATGTGGGGCTATGGGAGGATCACTTTCCTGATGAACCGCGTCCATTTGGTAATCGTGAAGTTTGGGGCGGTTATGACCCTGCCCGTTCGGGTGATACCTCCGCCTTTGCTATTTTAGCACCTCCTTCTGTGCCTGGTGAACGGTTCCGTGTTCTGGCCGTTTATTACTGGCAAGGTATGGCATGGAAACATCAAGCAAAAAAAATCCAAGAACTTTATAGTCGTTATCGCTTCACCCATATCGGCATTGATACGACAGGTATCGGTCATGGTGTCTATGAGATGGTGCAAGATTTCGCACCACGCGAAACAATGGAAATTCGTTATAGCCTCAGCATGAAAACCCAACTGGTTTTAAAAATGGTCGATTTAGTCGATGAAGAGCGCATCGAATGGGATAGGGAACAAAAAGAAATCACCGCCAGTTTCTTGGCTATTCGTCGAGACACAACCAGCAAGGGCGGTGCTATGACATTTGTCGCTGACCGCAGTATGGAAACAGGCCATGCTGATAGTTTTTGGGCTATCGCTCATGGCGCAATCAATGAACCGTTGAATACTGATAATCAACGTAAATCAAAATGGATATTTCAAAAGGCATCGTAATGGCTAAGAAAAAATCACGGAAGAAATTATCGGTTCCGGTTACCGATACCCCTAAAAAAAATATGAGTATTATTACACTGGGCAAACCCGAGCCGATATTAACAACGCATACGGACTATCAAAATATCTGGTATGACAATGAACATGACCATTATTCACTCCCGATTGATAGAACTGCCCTCGCTCAATTAGTTAACTTAAATGCCCAACATGGCGGGGTAATTTATGCGCGTCAAAATATGATTTTGTCTGATTTTTTAGGTGGAGGACTGAGCCACGAACAGCTAAAAGCATCGGTAATGAGTTATCTCATTTTTGGTGATACAGCTATTCTAAAAGTACGAGATTATTGGGGGAACGTCATTCAACTGTTTGTGTTGCCCTCACTTTATCTTCGTTGTCGAAAAGACAATGATTTTGTTATTTTGATGGAAGGTGAACCGTTAGTTTATCCGCCTGAAGATGTCATTTTTATCAAGCAATATGACCCACAACAGCAAGTATATGGTATTCCTGATTATATCGGTGGTATACATGCAGCTCTCTTAAATAGTGAGGCGACTATTTTTCGTCGTCGGTATTACCACAACGGAGCACATACAGGGGGTGTTTTTTATTGTAATGACCCGTCTCTCACTGATGAAGTGGAAGCCCAAATCATTAAAAATCTGGAAAATAGCAAAGGCATTGGTAATTTCTCTACCATGTTTGTGCATATTCCCAAAGGCGATCCCGAAGGGATTAAATTTATGCCGATTGGGGATATTTCAGCCAAAGATGAATTTAATAATGTTAAAAATATCAGTGCTCAAGATATTTTAACCGCCCACCGTTTCCCTGCGGGACTGGCGGGGATTATTCCTGGTAATGTTGGCGGACTGGGTGACCCAATAAAAGCCCGCGAAGCCTATCGACAAGATGAAGTTATCCCTGTGCAACGTATGTTTGAGAATGCCGTCAATAGTGACCCTGAAATACCGTTACATTTGCATATCAATTTTAAGAAAGATAACGACCGTTTGGGTGCATAATGAGACAAAAAAAGGTAAAATTACGTCAGTTCGATTATTTTGGAGTTCGGAATATGAAAGTGATGAAAGTCCTCTGCCCCGCATGCGGTGAAAAGGCAATCATAAGAACAACAAATAGAAAACATCGCCAATTTGCAGACCTTTATTGTCAATGCACGGACTTAGAATGCGGAATGACTTTCGTATTAAACGTCACTTTTAGTCACACGCTAAGCCCTAGTGCGAAAGACGTGAATAAAATGATTGATAAACTGCTACCGGATAATAAACAAATGGCGCTTGATTTACTCAAAGCGCCCATTGCTTAAATTATTGAGCCACATTGTGTGGCTTATTTTTTTCCAATAAGTCCACTCTGGCGTTGTCGGCTAACTCAAATATTAATGATAAAACGATATCTTTTTCCTGTGATGTGAAAGAATCAAAACTGCCCACTTTTGCGATAAGTGCAATTCTTTCAAATGCTTCCATGCTTTTTATATTATCTGTCATTATCATACCCTTAAAGAATACTGTATGAATAAACAGTATAATAACTTTATGATTTTTGTGAACCCCTAAGTGATAATAATGTGAGATATATTTACTTATTGCGCAAACCTTGATATTTCGTCACGTAATATCGGGTATGGCATGATAAAGAATCAATTAAATAGGCTTCGATATCATTGGGTTGTTGAGGTATTGCATAATAGACATCCCCCGCCAGACTGCCAAATAATGGCTTTTTAAAATCATCATGACTAACAAAATAAAATTTTGCACCTCCCAAAATAAACCGTCTAACACCTGTATTTGCTATACCAAGGTGATCGCAAAAGCAATCTAAAATATGATTAATCTCGCATTCATCACCTATAAAAAATTTATTTTTTCCCGTTTCCAATGCGTTTAAAATTGACTCTAACGAAAAATATTCTGCATGCCCCAACGCCCTATTTATAAAGGTAATATCATCAGATTCGATAAGGTCTCTATTTTTGACATGAGCTAAACCCGTTTTTATTAACAAATTATTTATTTGTTTAAAATATAGACGACCCAATAAACCTAATGTCAGTTTTATATTTTTCATTAACATCACTCCCACACAACAGATTGAACATCAAAATGAGTTATAACCTTTCCTCTTGCTAAACATCGTGAACAATGGACCTCATCACCATCATTAAACTTTTCAAAAAATTTATTATCATTTTCAGTATCACTGAAAACGTTTAACCCCCATGCGTGGCAAAATGGGCACTCACCAATACTCATAATATTTTCAAACGCTTTCATTATTTATTCCCCTTAATTTATTCACTTTATTAAAAATACGGTCTTTTCTTTCGTGAAATTGACGATATTTCAGTTGTGTTGTACCCGTTCTTATCAAAGAACCATCGTCAAAACTTCTAAATGCAATATCATCAATGACTATTCCCGACCCATTTCTCATTTTTTTGGCATCTTCTAGGGTTATTTCATGCCCGATTGACCTGAAATTATCTAAAATTTCCGTTACCCCCTTTTCATCATCGTTAATCGTCCGGGTTTCCCCCGTACAGTTATTGACAGAACTCCTAGGTGACGCGTTCGCGCCACTAAAAGCAGACTCCGCATGCGCGTCGTCTAACTTCTTCACAATCTTCCACTGTTTCAAACGGGTTAAAATAGGTGTATCTATGCCAACTAATGTAGAAAAAACCCCTTTTACACGGATCACTTCTTCACCGTATTCGTTGGTGTCTTCCGATTCCTGATACCAAAGACGCGCGATAAGGTTTTCACGTTTCACAAACGGGCCACCTTGGGCATTGATATAACCCGCCCAATTTCCACTGTCTGCGCAATCGTGAACAAGGGCGAATTCAACATCTAATCCCATCGCTCTATCGTGGTCAGCCATTCGGCGTAATTCACGGTAAACGGTCACAGGCGCACCACCTATAAATTGAAATTGGCGAATATTCCAACGTCCTGACCATGCAGCAGCCGCCATTGCAGCTTCTTTCATTGGTCTACCGCTTTCATCATCAACTTCACCATCAAGCGCATAACCATCGACATTTTTTGAAATGTATTTCGCCACATACCCCGTAGCTGACCCTTTTTCGGGATCGATTTCTTCAACGTAAAAACGCGCCTTACGCGCTTTGTCAGTGATTAATTCGTGATTATCTTCCGCTACGGTATAGGCTTTAATAATTGAGCGGATTTCTTCAAGTTGAGACGGCAACATAAATAACAGCATGTGCCAATGAGGTGTACCATCATGATGCGGTTCAGCTACGCGCATCCCAAAGACACGCAAATTTTTACGATGTAATTTTGCTCTTATTTTACTCCATAGCTTACAAAGGTATTTTTGTGTATCAGCAGGACTGCAACCATTCCATTTACGGTTACGGTAACCGTGTTTTGTTGTCGCATGATATTTAGACGGGGCGGTTAATGTGTAGAACTCACCGACATAACCTAATTCATTACAGATGTCTTCAAAACCACGAATACGCACCATCATTTCAGTACGCTTAATCGCAGGGTTGGCCACACTGCCATAATATTTATCAATCAAGCTGACGCGATTTCCTTCCTCGTCTTCCAGCTCCATGGATTTTAAAAACTCACGAGTCCTATTTTTTTGCTCTTTCCATTCGTTGATGGCGGTTTTACTCGCATAAATATTGGCTTTCTTACTGACCAAGTTGATTGCAATGCTTAAATGCTCACGCCATTGAGAAGCATATTTACGTAAACGGTTAAGCCACCATTTATCTGACATCATCCGAGAAATAGCCGAATCAGCATCTTTCTGATTAAAATAACGAGTAGTTAATTTTGCCCATCTAGGCACATCTTGTTTAAAACCTGAGGTTATTTTTGAAGCATGTAAAAAAAGTTTGTAGGTTAATTTCAATTCACTATCAGTGATATTTTCTTTACCTACTAACATGAGCTGTTCATTCATTAAGTTTGCGATATCCCATGCAAGATTTTCGATATCTTTTTTTGACATATCAGGTAGGCGATTAAAACGGTTGAAGAAATTACAGTTTTCTACCGTCATTGCAGGCAAAGCATAACGGTCAGTGATCATCTTTATTCTTGGGTAGGTTCTTTCAACAAAGGTTTTCGCAAGATAAGCATTAGCGCGTTTGCGACCTTGTTCTTTATCTAAATCGCTATATCGCTTGTTAACAACGATTTGTACTAATTTAGGTTGTTTCGATAATAAGGCTTCCGCATCATGAAACGCCTTATGCTCACGTTCCTTTTGATGGATTTGCTCGTAGGTTTCAAATGGGCGATAAATTGCTTTCCCTTTACCTTCATTCCACAAATATAGTTTTTCATTTTTATCAGAACGAGGAAATTCCCCCACAGCACACACTACGGGGGATGGATATTTGAAAGGATACTTAGGAAATTTATAGCGATGTTTTAATTTCAATCCATCGCTATTTTTATCTATCGCGGTAGTCATATCAAACCAGTTCTTGTGCTTGACGTTCTAGCTCTGATGCTTCACTTTCCAACAGTTCAGCAACGTCGGCGTAATCCATTTTATTTTGAATAATTAAACTAGACAGTTTACGAATACGGGACGCATATCTATCCGCACAGGCTTGCTTTTGTTCGTTACGCGCCAACGCTAATGTGGAATCTAAAACAATAGCGTGTTCGTTATTAGCAATTTGTGCAGGCATAAAAACGGGGGTTGGTATTGATGTATTCATAGTTAATTTCCTTTATTTTAGTTGCAAAAATCCCTGACCGATTAAGGCCATTTATTTTTATTTTGGGTTTAATTAATTATTGCGGTAATGCTAATTGTTTAGGTAATAATGCCGTAACGGCTTTGATATGATTAATAGCTTTAATAATGTCGAATATTTCCGATGTTTTAAAATCTTCAAATTTTAAATCATGTCTTTCTTTCGGAATACCCGCCATATATAAAATGACACCTAAGAATTTTTTATTTTCTTTATAACAATTATCAAATGGATCTCTCATATCAAAAAAGAAACGTTTTAATTCTTCATTTTGTAAACCAAAGTGACGAGAACGTAATTTAGCGGTATGGTTTAATCCATCGACACGTTGAGCAACTGGAATATGAAAAGCACGTTGTTCATTTTCAATTTGATTCTGATACATAACAACCTCACTTAAAACGGTATTTCGTCACAATCAATTTCTAAATTTTCGCAGACAATAATAAATTCATGCGCAAAAGATTTTAATTCATCATGAATAAGGTCTACACATAAACCATTATTTTGTGCATTGTTAACTGCATCTATTAATTGCTCGCGTAACATTTGTTTTTTAGCTTGTAATTCTTTTAACCCTTCCGCTATGCAATTTTGTTTATGTATATATCCGGATAAGTCTTTTTTTAAATAAGCCGTTTCGTCGCCTTTATTACTAAAATCAAACCCTATATTTAATTTTTCTTTTCTAACACTAGATGTTTCAGCTAACTTTTCAAGAGGCGATTTTTCACTTATATCTAATGGTTTTTTTGTGCTAATAAAATTCAGAGTGCCAATGTTGACACCATGATGATACATAACTACTTTTCCATTGAAGTAACAATTATAAACATCAATATATTTATATGCTGATGAATCATTAGTAGTTTCAAAACGAGCACACGAAAATTCAACTGTTTTAATTGACATAAACACCTCTTAACTTAAAGCTGATATTAATAAATAACCCATAAATAAAATGAGACTAACAATATAAATAGAATTGTTATTTTCATTTTTAAATGAATCACTAGATAATTTATATCTGTGTTGTTGAAGCTGTAATGAATTTAATTTCATTTTAAAACCTCATATCATTGATGGGCTAAGATTAGCGACTGCATCCACTGCACAGGCAAACGCCGGATTAGTATGTAATCTTGCCGATAGTGTTATGCCTGCCAACGTTAAACAACGAATTGCTGTATTAACAGAACGTTTAAAGTCAGCGACACGTGCATTATTTAAATTACCGCCTGAAACTGTATTTGTTGCTAACTTCCCCACTTCACCGACCGCCGTTAGTAAATAAGCAGGTACATTAGAATCACACACTTCATTAACTGGCACTGACGGCTGACATTGCATTTGTTCTAAGACACCATCAAGGATAGAGGCGTCCTCAGTTGCATCAGTCAGTTTCATTAAATCAATGCACGTTAATTGGTGCGGTTGTTCAGGATTTAACTTGTTACGCAACATTTGGGCGTTCATGCCGATGCTTTCAGCTATTTGCACTAAATCCCCTTTATGGGTATTTGCGAAAGCACGACATGCATTATCAAAGTGCGCTTGTTTGGAAACCTGATAATCAAACATAGCTTTTATTCTCCTAAAGCGAATAATAACTACGCTTGAAGCGAAATATTTGATTTTGAAAGGGCTTCTACTGTGATTGCTGCAAGGTTAATAAAGACCGTACCTTGCTTTAAGTTTTTATGCTTTTCGCGAACAGGTAATCGACCATCAGCAATCATATTTCTTACTGAGCTTTCTGATAAGCCAGTACGCTTGCAATACTCACTCACTGTGACGTATGGGTCTGGAATGGTTATTGTAATGTTAGGGCGCATAAGGCAAAATCTCCTATAAGTTCTATATAGTGCTATTTGATTCTATTCGTCCCACACGAATGATATGAAGTGAGAATACTTCACATAAAACGAATCGTCAATACTAAATAGCATTAAATTTGGTTTAACGCGAATTCAGGAGTATGTGAATGAATCATTCATTTGATTTTATATCATGTGAAAACAGCGGTGAGGTTTTAGATAGAATCATAGAAGCGTATGGTTTCTCATCAAAAATAATGCTTGCCCAACACTTCAATATGGTAGCTAGTAGTTTATCTGGTAGATATAAACGAAATATTTTTCCCGCAGATATGGTTGTTAGATGCATGTATGAGACAGGTGCTAGCCTCCAATGGTTAGCTTTTGGCGAGGGAAAACCATTCGATTATGAAAAACTAGATAACTTAAAACTTCCTAACTTTCGCCTAAAAGACGGACAACTAATACTCTCAGATCATATTATGTTTGATAAAGTTATTTTTCCTAACAAAACCCCTCTACCAAGCGAACCTATATCAGTTCAAGACGGAAACAATTATTTCATTATTGATAAAAAATTTAATGATGTATTTGATGGAAAATGGCTCATTGAAATTGATGGGAAAAATAGTATTAGAGAACTAACTAGAATGCCAATGCAACGAGTACGAGTTTCTGGTGTTGGAATGGCTTTTGATTGTGAAATTTCTGATATAAAAATTCACGGCAGAGTAATTACTATTATCGAAAATCAATAAGAAAGGAATTATAAATGAAATACTTAGCATTAACAGTAGGATTATTATTATCTCTAAATGTATCTGCAAAAATGAGTAACTGTGATATTGCAAAAGAGGCTTTTAGAGATTCAACTTCACTAATGAGTGATGTTGTTCTTTTTGGGATAGATTCCAATAATAAACCCAATGAATATAATTATTACCATACATGGTATAAAAATTATTATCCCAAAAAACTCAGCTTAATTAAAAACAGATATGATCCATATACAAAAAAATTAGACAGTAACAATCCTATATACTTAGGTATTACATCAATCATTCAAGCTAATAATATAGCAAAGGCCATGGATTTATATTTAGAGGATAATTCTAACAAAGATAAATTAAAAGAAGCTAATAGTTTGTATAATTCTATGTACCAGCAATTAGTTAAGGATTGCGGAAAAATTTAATCTTATGTCAATAACTAAACAACCTAATGGTCGCTGGCGTTTAGATTTTTATCCCGAAGGAAAAAAAGACGGAAAGGGTAAGCGCATCCGAAAAACATTTACCACCAAGGGGGAAGCGATAGCTTATGAACGTTACATTTTAGATAACGTTGATAACCAACCTTGGTTAGGTGATAAAGAAGATAGACGTAAACTCAGTGAGTTAATAGATACCTGGTATAATTCCCACGGTGTAACTATCGATGATGGTAATACCAGAAAATCAGCTATGATTTATGCATCTGATTGCATGGGTTCACCTTTAGCTACTGAGTTTACAGCTAAATTATTTTCGTCTTATCGTGAAAAACGAATTTCTGGAAAACTAAGACGTACAGAACGTTTAGATAAAGTTTCCCCGCGAACAATGAATCTAGAGCTAGCTTATTTTAGAGCTATGTTTAATGAGTTAAAGCGACTAGGGGAGTGGAAACATGAAAACCCAGTCGAATCTATTAGACCTTTTAAAACCGAAGAAGCTGAAATGGCTTTTTTGAATCACGATGAAATTAACTTATTACTTGAGGAATGTGCGAATAGCTCAAATAAGCACTTATTAACCGTTGTTAAAATTTGCCTATCTACAGGTGCGCGATGGTCAGAAGCGGAATCTTTAAGAGGTTCTAACATTAGTAAATTTCGAATCACTTATACAAATACGAAAGGCAATAGAAATAGAACCGTCCCAATAAGCGAAGAACTCTATAACCTAGTTGTAGAGGGAAAAACGAGAGGAGCTTTATTTAATTCTTGTTATTCTGCATTCCGAACAGCCTTAAAAAGGACAAAAATAGTATTGCCTGATGGTCAAATGTCACATGTATTACGTCATACGTTTGCATCACATTTTATGATGAATGGTGGCAATATATTAGTGCTTCAAAGAATACTGGGGCATACTGACATCAAAATGACAATGCGTTATGCACATTTTGCACCTGACCATTTAGACGAAGCAGTAAAACTGAACCCGCTAGCATTCGGTGAGAACAAATAG